AGCTTACTGATGTTCGCGCTGACCGTCTTGTCAGACTTGCCCTTTTTAAGGGGCATGTCAGCAGGTCAGATACTTACCACCACGCTTCGCAGCACCCATGCCGCGGGCCGTAGCAGTCTTCATCGTATCACCGCCCATGGGGGCGTCCGCCGTCTTGCCATAGGGAATCCGGCCCTGACCCTTGATGTCCGCGTACTCCACAGCCTTGGGCGCGGGCCCCGGCTTGTTGGTCACAATCTTAACTGCCGCCATGTCACTGCCCTCGCTGTTGATTCTGCAACTTCAGAAGCTCGCGCTCCATTGCAGACTGAATCCGTGCCTGGGTCTGCCGCTCCTGAGCCGCCAAGCGCTCTTGGAACTGCTGAGCCCGCATCTGCTGATTCTGCGCGTCAAGCTCCAGCTTAGCACGATCAATCTCAGCATCCGATTGCTGAGCCTGCGCATCCAACTGAAGCTCCTGCTGCTTGAGCTGCACCAGAGGATCAGGCCCTTGCTGGCCCTCACCAGAGATTTGCGCCGAAAGCTGCTTGATCTGCTGCATCCCCTCAGCCATGAACTGCGCTTCCATCTGCGCAACCTGAAGCGCCATCTGCTCAGGAGGCATTTGCTGCATCTGAGCCACCTGCTGGGCCGCGCGCTCCTGCGCCGCAATCTTTACGTGCTCCATCACATGCTTCTGAAGCGACATAGCCACGTTCGGCAACTGAGCCACCATGCCAGAAGACCCAAAGACCAAGTGCGCCATGATATGCGCCTGATGGTTCTGGCCCTCAAAGGCTTGCAGCTTGATGTTGTCCATGGAGTTGATGTTCTCCTGGGCAGGGTCCGTGGGCCGTGGTTCGTCCTCCGGCACCGACTTCATCAAGCGATCAACGTCCGTGACCCCCAGCGCCTCATACATGTCCCGAAACACTTCAGGCATGTTGTGCATCTCTGGTGCCTGAGCCGCGAGCTGCAACTTGGTCTGCGCGAGCAAAATACGCTGCGACTGGCTAAAGGTGTTCGGATTGCTGACCGGGATTACATCCACCCGATCATCAAAGTCCTCAGCCATCACGGTGCCGTCAGCACCGGCCACGGAATAAGGATATTCCTGCGGGAGCGACTCGCTCATCACCCGGGCCAGAATCTTGAACTCCTGCCGCATGGCGTAGTGCAAGCGCTTATGCACCGCACTCATCACCCGGGTGCCCTGCTCAATCATGGCCATGGTGGTGCCCACAGCCGCCTGCTGGTTCCCATCACCGACCTTCAGGTCCGTAATCGTGGCAAACCTTTGACCGGCCTGCACCACAAAGCCCAAAAGATTGAACAAAGTCTGGTCGGGCCCCTTAAAGGGCAGCGGCATGAGGCTATCGCGGATGGCCCCTCCGGGCGCGTCCACATCACGGAACTCACCGGGCTGGAGCGGCTCATCATCGTCCCTGACCCGCAGCCCACGGGCCTTGAAGCCCGCAGGAAGGTTCGAGAGCGTACCGGCATCAATGAGCTGGCGGAGCGCCGCGGTAGCCGTGCGAGACAAACCACCAATGGTGTGAATCAGGCCCAGGCCATAGAACCCAAAGCCCTGAAGGAACTTGTAATGCACAAAGTAGGCAATCTTGCGCTTTAGCTCGTCCTCTTCGGCGTAATTCCGCCGGATCGACAGCACCTGACCGTTATCCAGGGACAAGGTGACTACATAGGGCACCTTGATGCCCGTGGGCTCGCCATCCTCATCGACGTCTTCATAACCCTCAAGGTCCAAATCCACATGGCACTCAAGGATCGTGCAGTCATAATCAATATTGCTGGGCTCGGTGCCATCAATCTTGTCGATGATCTCGTCAATCTCAGACAGAGAATTCTGCCCAGGAAGCACCTCAATGTCGCGATAGAACCCAGACACCTGACGCTTGCGCAAATCGTTCATGGACATGCGCAGAACTTGCGTAATATTCGGGCAAGTCTCTAAATCCGACGTCTCGTAAGGGACAATGAGGTTCTCAGCAGGGACAAACTTCGACACCGCACGGCCCAGGGACTCGTCGTAATACACCTTCTTGAAGGTCGAGCCCGCCAAAGGCAGATAAAACAGCATCTGATCCATGTCAGGGGTGTAATCCTCCATGACATTCGTCAGATAGTAATTCATGAACTGGCCCACGCGCCGCGACTGAGCCACCTTCTCCGGCGTCTCATCGCCCATCACCACCGTCCGCACCGGGCCCCCAGGCGGCAAAAGCTCATTAAAAGCCTGCGCCTGGAACTGAGTAGCGGCTTCCGCCAACAAAGGGTGAGTTACGCCACTCGCACCACGGAAAGGCTGGGTACGCTCCTCATAGGTGAAGCCCAGAAGCTCCAGCCCATCCGCATAGGCATCCTCCCACTCCTGCCGGGACGCCTTGTTCGAGTCATACTCCGCCATCAGCTCAGAAGAAATCCGCCCAAGCTCCCGCTCCGGCATCTCCTCCGCCAAGTTGGCGTAAAAGTCCTCATCCTCGCCACGACGGTCAGAAGGCTCAAAATCAACCTCCACACCCCCATCTTCCGTAGGCGAAATCTCAATCTCCCCCACACCCTCCGCAGCCATCAAGGCATACACATTCTCTTGCGAGCCAGGAAGCTCAATCTCCAGCTCGTCAGAAAGCTCTTGCTCATCAAGCTGCGACGGCACGTTGCGGTCCATCAGACCGCCCATGCCTCTCGGATATTCGGATTCAGCCATCTTGTCTGTCCTCTAGGGCCGTGGGCCGCGGGCTCTTAACCGTTATTCGCGGATAGTCCATCATAATCCTATTCGTTCTCATTGCGAGACTGCATCGCAGCTAAGTACGCCGCACCAAGGCCCGCAGCCGCAGGAGAGGCTAAAATATTCGCAGACCCCATCTGCTCAGGGTCAAAAGCCGCTCTTGGGGATCGTATATCACTAGGGTTGTAGTTTGCGCGCTCAACCAGGGCCCCCGTCGCGTCCCTAACCTCAGCACCGATCATGCCCCGGGACATCAGCTCGTCCGTCAAGTTTTGCGCAATCTCAGGGTTGCCACGGACCGCTTGGCCCAAGCGCATCTTCTCTTCTAAGGAAAGCTGCTGGTAATTACCGCCGCGGGTCAAAAGCTCCATAACATTGGGGCCAGAAGCGTCCAAGCCCCGGGGCACAGCCCGGCTTGCATAGAATTCCGCAATCTTAGGCTCAGAAGTGGTGTACACACCCTTGCCAACAAAACCGGGGTCGCGAGCACCCATGGCAGCGTATTCAAAGGATTTTATGTCGTTAGCCGTCCCGTGATACACCGGATCGTCCGGGTTAAACCCCTGCTCCCGAGCACGAGCCATCCGGCTGGCCTCATCCATAGGCAAATCACCGCGGGCAATCTTCGCCGCCGTAGCTTCTGGATACCCTATCTCGACAAGGGTCCGGTAAAGCCCCTCCATCTCATCCGCAGGAAGCTGCTTGGCAGAAGCAAGCTGAAGCGCGCGCTGGAACGCCCGGGGCCCCTTCAGAGCAGCAGAAGGAAGAAGGTCGGGAGTCGCCATGTTTACCGACGAGTCCCTGTCAATGGCCGCGAAGACTTCCTCAAGGGACGCATTTGGTTTATCTACGGGCCTTCTTCCCGCGCGATAAGCGTTCACAGCCGCCGCCTTGGAGCTGACCTGTCCCATGAGCGGACCTTCCGCAAGCGCCGCATCCTGCAACGCCTTCCCTACGCCCTGCCCACGAAACTCTTCGTCAACATAGAGGCTGAGAACCGAATTGGGCTCTCCAGGGCGGGCCAAGAGCTTGATGCGGCCACCGGAAACGGGATCGCTCAGTGTGATCTCTTGGGCCCCTTTCCCAAAAGTGTCAGAAGCATCGCTGGTGCTACGGACCAAGCGGCCCGCACGGGCCCCTTTAGCCGCAGCGCCTACAAGAGGAATCGCCCCCAGCGCCTGAAGGGTGGCGTCAACGTACTCCCCCTCGCGAAGGTTCTCTGCAAAGCTGGGGCCCGGGGGCCCCTGGAGCATTTCAGAAACGGTAACGTCTTCCGCGGGCATCTGGGGGTACTGGCCGAGCATGTCGGCATAACCACCCACGCCGGTCATCGCACCCAGAACATTCAAAGCTTGGGCTCGGCTCATGGGATCAATATCAGGACGCTGACGACGGGCCATTTGCCCGCCGCCGGTAACACGCTGGACCTCCTGAGCCATCGGCAAAGAGGCAATACCCTGGGCTTCTTGTGCCATGCCGGCCTCGCATGGGGTCAGTAATAGACTGGAATCCTAACAGAGCTGTCCTCGTCCTCCCAGTCGTCCGTAGGCAACTGCACAAAGTTGCCCTGCCGGTAACGCATAAGCGCCTGGGTCATACTATCAACTAAATCATCATGCTCGCCATTCGGAAAAGCCGCCACCTCCTCAATCAACTCATCCGCAAAGGTGGTGTCGGGGGCCCAAACCATCCCGGCTTCAAGAAGAGGCGAAATCGCATGGACCCGGCTCACCTTGTCATTGCCACGGCTCGGCGTGAAATTCACCACAGGAATGCCCACCTGCCGAAGCTCATGGGTCAAAGGCATACCAGAAGCCTTCGCTTCCACAATCACCGTATCGGGCTCCCAATACTTGTACTCCTCAAAGGCAACCGCCTTCAATTCAGGGAAATCCCACCGCCCCTTCTTGCTGTCCAACAGGATAAGGTTCGGGGGGCCCCCCTCCTGCGGATAAAACACACCCCAGGTCGTGATCGCCGAATAGTCAGACGTCTCCCGCTTACTAAACGCCGTGTCGTAAGACTGGATCACA